GACGGGACCGATTGCTGCACTGCATTACATGCTCAAGCAAACAGAATCAGAAGTAGTTTCGTTTGATGATAATGATAAAAAGTCAGATGAGTTTATGCGAATCCTATCGACAGGTTTAGGCTTAGAGAAAGGGAATCCAATTCTTTACTTCAGGAACTCTTTAATTAAGCAGATGTCCGATCACGTAAAGATACCTCCACACTTCATTATTAGGGGTGGTATTCTCACTTGGAATAATTGGATAAAGGGTAAGAAGATCACAAGATTTGTGCTTGGATCAGATCCGAAAATACCCACCGCAGTAAGACCAATATAAGTGTCATGGGTGGGATAAAAAACATAGCAAGATTACTACTTCATGGACTGCTTTTTGCAGTCTGTGGGGTGGCTTTCTTCTACATAATCATAGGTGCGATTTGCACATTATTAGGACTATAATGACAGACCAAGTACAAAGAAAGACAGAACTGCGCATCAAGGTTCCTCAATGGATTGGTGATCTTTTAAAAGAGCATTGTGATCTTTATGGAGTTACCGCAGTTTCCACCATAACTCCCCTGCTGGTGGAGTATCTGCGGCATCCCTCGCGCGCACGCGACAATTGTTCCAATTGTTTTAATATTAATTATACGCGAGATGCCACGATTAGTGGAAAGAAAAAAACAAAAACGAGGGCATCAAAGATACCCTCCAATTTTGATCCTCCAAAAGACATTGCAAAGAAACAAGGACTTGATCATGAGACTGCTGTTTCTTTCTTCATGGATTGGGCTTTAGGAAAAGGACATACCCAGGCGGATTGGATCGCAACCTACCGCAATGCTTGCAGGGGCTGGATCAAGGAAAGATTAAACTCAAGATCATCCCAAGATGATATTACTTTGAAAGAAGTCATCCTACCGGGCGAGGAAGAGTTTTGATGGATTACTCGATTTCAGAGCAAGCAGTTCTTTCTGCATGTCTAAGGGATGATACTAATCTATCCACAGCCTTGGCAGTTGAACGATTAACCTCGGATGATTTCACCTCGCCTGCGCACCAATCGATATTTCGATTAATCGCAGAGCGTGGTGAACTCAATGAGGTGGATGTTGCCATTGAACTACCTGAATATTCTCATGAGGCTATAGAGCTTGCGGAAAAGTATGGTGGAGGATCAGTGGAAAGATATGTGGACCAAATCATAGAGTCCAGGAATCGCAAGGATGTGGAACGGGCAATCATGCATTCTCAGGATTTGTTACATGAAGGAAAAGAATCTTCCGAGATTGCATCTGAGTTTAACATGAGAGTCGCAAAAGCCTTAGCTTCTGGGAAAGGACAGGTAAAAGTGGGAACTGCCGCCAAGGAAGCACATTCTGAATTTCTTTCCATAGATGCGGGAGAATCATCCGCTACAAGCACAGGCTTTGCCCGTTTGGATTATTGTCTTAGCGGAGGATTCCAACCTGGTAAGCTTTATGTCCTAGCCGCAAGACCCGGAATAGGAAAGAGTGCATTGGCTATACATTTCTCCCATGAGATTGCAAAGCGTGGATTGCGTTCAAGCTATGCATCTCTCGAAATGTCAGCAGGTGAGTGCGCAGGAAGACTCCTCTCCCGTGAGTCAGGTGTTGCCAAACCAAGGATGAAAGGAGGATTGCTACCAGCGCACCGTAAGAAGCTCGAGGAGAGTACCAAGCGGATGCAGGGATGGCCGATCACCTTCAAGGATGACAACAAGGCTACCCTTGACTCCTTCCGTGCCTTCCTGGCCCAGGAGCGAGTGAAAGGAGGTATTGGGCTGGCGGTGATTGATTACCTGCAATTGTTATCCGCACCGGGCTATGACTCCCGTGTGCAGGAGATCACAGCCATTTCTCGAAGTCTCAAGCAGATGAGTATGGAGTTGCAGATCCCAATCCTAGCACTTTCTCAATTGTCAAGGCAGTGCGAGATCAATAATAGAAAGCCCATGCTCTCCGATCTCAGGGACTCAGGGTCCATTGAACAGGATGCGGATTGCGTGTTTCTCCTATCAGTCCAAGAAAAGGTAAATGAAAGCATGGATCGTGTTAACTGCCATGTGGCTAAGAATCGTGGAGGTGAGACGGATCTCAATGTAACACTAGGCTTTCAAAAGGACACGGGAATGTTTGGCACCAAACTAGGGAATACGGATGATTCCAAAGCTTGGTAGACTACAGGTGGAAACAGATAGCTCTATTTCTTCCCTGAAGTAGCCTAAAAAGCGTTTTGATCGCTCACGAGGGTAAATACTCATGTTGCGAAACAAAACGCTTTTTTGAGGGGGTACGGGTTTAAGAGTGGCGATTTCTCTTATTCCACCACTCCAACGCCCTGGGCGCGAACCTCATCACCAGAAAGATGACAAGGCCCACGCACAAGCGCGCTATGGTGTCGGACTCGTTTTTACTGCTCATTAAGTTGTGGTTTAGTTGAAGTTGAAATGTAATTGCACTTTCTCTTTCTCCGTCAGTCTCACGTGTGCGCGCTTTCTCTTACGCTTAGCTCGGATCGTTTCACGATCACCCGCCTTGCGTTCCCTCGTTTCTCTTTCCTTGCGTGCTTTCTCGCCTAACTCGATCAGTTGACTGACAGCCTGAGCGAATAAATCATTGGCGTGCTTCATGCGTTTGCCCCCCCTACGCACTTGGTAAAATCCGGCGTTTCTCTTAAATCAATTATTGCAACCCGGAAACGATCAAACCCGTTTCTCTTTGCCCAAATCTTAGCCTGGTGGAAATGTTTCTCGTGTTCCGTAATTATTTCCTCTTTCCAATGGGGTTGACCTTCGCGTGTTCCGTATAAAATCTTTTGTTTCATTGGTCCCCACCTTTCTCGTATTGGATGAGATCCCAGGCAATCATTGCGAAAACCGGAACCCAGGGGAAAAATAAAATTAGTTCAAATAATGTATTCATGTGTGTTTAGCTGTAGTATATTCAAATAAATAAAAGCGCATTTCTCGTTTGGATTAGAACCGGGTCAATCCAGCGCTTTCTCTAGATCAATTATGATAATATTTAGGTCCTGCTTTATCTCGGCAATTGTATCCCAGGAAAAGCCTTTTTCTTCCATTTCTCTTAGCATAGCTTGCAAGCTTATGAGTTGACCAAGTAAAGCGCGTATTTGTTCCTTATTCATGCGTTTTCTCTTATCCTTTTTAGCTGTGTATGCCAATACCTATGACAACGCCGCGCAAACGGTTTGTGCCGCAACCGTGTTCTTTCTTGGCAATGCAATTGCCGCACGCTCCCGGACAAGCGAAAACCTTATCATGGCCCGCTTTCCTCAATTGGCTTGCAACCTCTTTCCTGTATTCTTTCGAGCCATCATTTCCTTTATCCTGGTAGGCCTTGCTAGTTATCCATTTTCTTGCAACCGGGACCGCAACAAATTCGCCGCGCGTTAAATCCAATTGCAAAACCTTATCCTTTACGCTGGAACCGTACCGGGACCCGCTCGAGACATTGAGCAAATAGTTTGCCGGGAAAGAATACCCTTGTTTGTCCAAAGTCAAAAACAATTCCCATGATTTAGAATACCCGTAAACATCAAGATCCGGCCTTGTCTTGCAAGCTTCCATCCAAAAGCGCAATATAGCTAAATTAGCAAAGTCGCCGTCAACATACAAGCGAACGGTCCTACCCGCCGGAATATCATCAAATTTACTTGCAACGATTGCCCGGCCCGCTGTGGACCGCAAAAGAATAGAGTTTTGCAATTGACGGAAAAACGCCGCCGGATATCTCCAGCCGGTAAATGAATAACACCATCCCTTGCCGAAATTATCCGGCGTGAATTCATTTTCACCGTACAAACAAGCGCCAGCACCCGGACAATCGAAACCGGGTAAACTCGAAAACGCATAAAATGGCAATTTCATATTGCCCGCACTTGCAAATACAGAAAAATACAAAGGCCCGCTTTGATCTTCGAACCAAGAAAGGAACCGCGTTGCAAAATACTTTGTAGTATTTGCCGCGTGCGGGTTGCCAGGAATAGCCGCAACTAGTTTTGAGAGTAAGGGTAAATCATTTGCAAGCGCGGCCCGTGCAATGTCGATTTTTCCCGGCGTTGATAGTTTAGGAAGTGAAGCAATTTTCATAGTATTTTTCTTTTCACGCTCACATAATTGAAAGCGATACGACACACAACTACACATGGACTACACTTGTCAACACTAAATCGTTTTAATTGTACTTTCCCTTATATAATACTTGTAAACGCATCACTTATTATAACGGGCCAAATGGGCCATTCCATGGCCGTAATGGCCATTCGCAAATAGTCAATTGTGATGCCAGGTGATCAAGTGCAATAAATACATGAAATACAGATCAAACGAAATACAGATCAAACGAAATACAGGAACTGTGTAAATGCAGATCAAATGAAATACATTTCGACACCCTACCACTATTTTGCTATACACCTGTAAAGCAGATTGTAAAGCAGTCATGCGAACCAAGTGAAATGACTTGCGATTGATACCACAAAACCGCTTAAAACCTAGCACTTGACGGGCAAACTCTGGCATTCATTTGCGTAAATCGTTGGTAATCAGCATTAAAACAAAGCAATTGACTTGAAGTCACATGCCAATTCTTTTGCATTACACCTG